TTCAAACCTACCTGCTGGATCATCAGCACAGATTGCGATAACCGATGTATCAAGTGGAACTCCTAGACTTCTTCTTGCAACTGGAAGTGGAACACAAAAAGATGTTCTTTCAAATTCCAATTTGACTTACAATACATCAACACAAGTTATTACAGGTAAGATTTCAAATATTTCTAATCATGATACTGATGATTTAAGTGAGGGTTCTACAAATCAATACTTCACAACTGCTAGGGCAAGAGCATCTGTTAGTGCGAGTGGAGATTTATCATACAATTCAAGCACAGGACAGTTCTCAGTCAATGTACCATCTGCATTTGTAAGTGGAATGATTATCTTGTGGTCAGGTGCAGCAAATGCAATTCCATCAGGTTTTGTATTATGTGATGGTAATAACTCAACACCTAATCTGACGGACAGATTTGTGGTTGGTGCTGGTGCAGCATATGGAGTTGGTGCGAGTGGTGGTTCAAGTAGCGTTACCATATCTCAATCGCAGTTACCTTCTCATAATCACTCATTGAGTGCAAGTGGAACAACAAATAGTGCAGGTAGTCACTATCATTTTTCATTTAGATCAGGAAATCATGGCCAGTTGCAGAATGGTTCTAACATGAGTGCAAATAATTATCCGGGTAGTGGTACTGGTAGAGCGAATCTTTATGAAGGTTATAATATAAATTCTTCGGGATCTGTAGCAAATGTAGGTAAAACCAGTGATCATTCTGGACATCAACATGGTTTTAGTATCAGTGGTAATACTGGGTCAACTGGAAGTGGATCCTCTGTTGAAAATAGACCACCATATTATGCCCTTTGCTATATTATGAAAACATGATATAATATAATTGACAGAAAATTACATTATGTATGATAAAAATTTTAATACACCCACAGTTTTTTTAAATAAAGACTTTATTGGTGTATGGGATAATGTTATAAAAGACGATTTCTGTAAATTTATTATAAAGACACTTGACGAATCAACTCAAATTGTTCCGAGAAGTAATACGAGTGTTAAAGATGCTCAATTAGACATTGCTGCCTTTAATCCAATGGTATCTGCACATATAATGTGTGCAGTTAAAATGTGTTTAGAAGAATATATCGAGTGGTATCCATTTTTAAAAAATTTTAATTATCATAGCACTACCTGTTTATTACAAAAAACAAAACCAACGGAGGGATATCATGATTGGCACTCTGAATCAAATAATATTGCTTGTGCGAATAGAACTTTAGTTTGGTCTGTATATTTTAATGATGTTAAAGAGAGTGGTGAAACAGAATTTTTGTATCAAAAACAAAAAATAAAATCAAAAAGAGGTAGAGTACTTATCTTCCCAGGCTCTTTTACGCATCTTCATCGTGGTAATCCTCCATATGAGGCAAAATATATCGCAACTGGTTGGCTAGCAAGTAATAATATGGGTGAACCAACGACCCTTATATAATAAATATCTAGAAACAATATTGTGGAAACTGAATACTCACAAGTAAAAGAAAATTTTGGAACTGATTTTATCGGTGCTCTTAGACATATGAGAAATGTTTTATTAAGAGAAAGTGATTGGACTCAGTTTACTGATTCACCATTATCAGACTCAAAGAAAACTGAATGGAAAACTTATCGTCAAAATCTTAGGGATCTTCCAGCAACAGAATCCAATCCTGAGAATCCTACATGGCCTACAAAACCCTCATAAAGAGTACATGAGTTGACAAAAAACCCTATATATGCTAGTATAATAAAAAATCGAGGTCTTTCATGAACGATGCATCAGTAGTAAAGACGATAGTAGACATCTGCTCAAGGTCTTTTAAAATTGTAAGTGACGAGGGATATATTCAACTGGTGCAATGTGAGTGTATGGAAGAATTTATGGATGTACTAAATGTATGCCAAGAATTTTTAGATGAGGATATGATTGTATATTCTGAGATCATAACTAAACCAAAAAGATCTAGAAAAACAAGAAAAAGAAAAAAAGAGAAAGAAACTGAATAAATAGTCAAAAAGATATGAAAAGGTTTCAAGAATTTACAGAGAATATAGATAAGGTTGCAGCACTTCGTGCTAGACAAAAGGCTGCTGTCTCCAAATTTAAAACGAGTTCTAATACACCTGAAGTAAAGAAACCTGAGAGTCGTGTTCATTCTGGAGATGTTGCAAGTGCAAACTTAGCAGCAGCAAAAGCAGCAAAAGCAAAAGCAATGGCAAGAAAAGCAGAAATTCGTGCAGAAATCCAGAAGGAGAAACAGGATAAATAGATAGAAGACATACTTTGTAGATGAGCGATGCCACTTAATAAGTTAGAGAATTTTATAAAGAACACTGAGGGTAAGATTCTCTATGTAAATCCAAGTGACTTGGATGCAACCGACAGTATAACAAATCAAGGAAACTCTTTAGCACAACCGTTTAAGACAATCCAAAGGGCTTTACTTGAGTCTGCTAGATTTTCATATTTAAGAGGAAACAATAACGATTTAATCGAGAAAACAACAATATTACTTTTTCCCGGTGAGCATATTATTGATAACAGGCCCGGATTTGCTGTAAAAGAAGTTAGTAACACTGCAACTGCCGTATCACCATCAGGTGCAGAAAGCACAGCATCAGAAACTTTATCACTTAATTTAACATCTAATTTTGATTTAACTCAAGAAGATAATATTCTCTACAAGTTTAATAGTATTAATGGTGGTGTCATTGTTCCTCGTGGTACATCACTCGTTGGATTAGATTTAAGAAAGACAAAGATAAGACCAAAATATGTTCCTAACCCAACAGATAGTACAGCATCAGCATCTGCGATATTCAGATTAACTGGTACATGTTATTTCTGGCAGTTCTCAATATTTGACGGAGATGAAAGTGGACTTGTATTTACAGACCCATCTGATTTTTCTGCTAATAATCAGTCAACACCAACATTTTCTCACCACAAACTAACTTGTTTTGAATATGCTGACGGTGTAAACATTGATACGAGATTTAATTTAACTGACTTAGACATTTATTATAGTAAATTATCAAACGCATTTAACACTACATCTAGACCGATAGATGCTATTGATAGATTCCCTGCAAACTCATTAGGATTTGCACCACAAAGACCTGAATTTGAAATCGTTGGAGCATTTGCATCTGACCCAATTAATATTTCAAGTATTATTTCAGGTGATGGATCTACACCCGGAACTATTGTTACAGTAACCACTGCGACTGCACATGGACTGACAACAAACACACCGATAAAAATAAAAGGTGTAGACACATTTGACTATAATATCTCAACTAAAGTACAAAATGTAACCAGCAGCACAGTATTTACATACTTATTACCATTTGTAAGAGATAATTTACCAGCAACTCCTAGTGCTTCATCGGCAACGGTGACAATCGAAACTGATACTGTATCAGGTGCATCACCATACATTTTCAATATATCTCTTCGTTCTGTATTTGGAATGAATGGTATGCTTGCAGATGGTGATAAGGCCACTGGTTTCAAATCAATGGTCGTTGCTCAGTTCACTGCGATTTCACTACAAAAAGACGACAGGGCATTTGTTAAATATAATCAATCTTCAAGATTGTACGAGGGAATTGGTATCAACAAAGTTACTGGTGCTGCCCTTGCTTCTGGTTCATCATCACAAGACTCATCCACAGTCTATCATTTAGACTCTGATGCAGTTTATCGTAAGGAATTTGAAACAACTCATATCAAACTAACAAACGATGCAGTCATGCAGATTGTGTCAGTGTTTGCTATTGGTTTCAATAAACACTTCAATGCAGAAACTGGTGCTGATGCTTCAGTTACAAACTCTAACTCAAACTTCGGACAGTTTGCGATTGCCTCTGACGGATTCAAGAAAGAAGCATTTACTAAAGACGACAACGCATATATCACTCAAATTATTGCACCGAAAGCAATAACTTCTACAGAAACAAATATTGATTGGCAGAGATTAGATGTTGGTTTAACTACATCTGTTGGTATCACAAGTCATCTTTACCTATTTGGATTTAACACAAAGGATAATGTTCCACCAGTTGTAATTCAAGGTTATCGTGTTGGTGCAAAAACAAATGATGATGTATTTGTTGACTTTACAAGTGTTAATGATGGTGTAAATGTAACTGGATATGGTGTAAGTTCAGCATCCATCTTCATGGTAGATAATGAAATATCATCATCTGGTATAACATCTGCATTAGGAACCACATCAAGTATCAAGAAATATACAGTTCAATCAGGGCCTACATCAAACATATTGACACTAGGAGCTCATGAGTTATTAACAGGTGAAAAGATTAGGGTAATTAGTGACGATGGTGATTTACCAGAAAATTTAGAGGAAAATACAGTTTATTTTGCAATTAGACACTCTGCGACACAGATTAAAATTGCATCATCAAAAACAAACGCTACACTGGGAACTTCTCTAGTCATCTATGGAGGAACAAAATTACAAATTGAAAGTCGTGTATCTGATAAAGACTCTGGTGAAATTGGTTCACCCATACAATTTGACCCAGTAAATTCAAACTGGTATATTCATGCAGCGACTGACAACCAAATTTACACTACGATGAATACATTGGGTGTTGGTAATCTTGGAAACAATACACCTGTTTCATTCATTAAGAGAATCGCTGATGAAAGATCACTAGATGAAAAAGTATACAAACTTAGAGTAGTTGTACCAAAAGAACTTGTAAATGGTAAAAATCCAGAAGAAGGATTTATTTTACAAGAATCTTCATCAACTAATGTAAGAAATGTTGGAGACTTTACTAGAACTTCAATTACAGAGAGCGATTACGACTTTGATCGTAACCCTAGATTTATCAGTACTTGTTCTGTATCAGGCACAGCAGTCACAGTTGTCGCTGATGTACCTCATCACTTGAAAGCAGGTGAAAGAATTTTTGTGAAGAATGTCACTGATAATAGTGGGACATCTACAGGTGTATTCAACAAAGGTTACAATGGTTCATTCTTGGTAAGCTCTGTAGTTGATGATAAAACATTTACTTATCCAACAACAGATACAGCAGGTGTAACTCATACAATAGGTAACTTTACAAATAATATATCAAATAGGACAACAACATTACCTAGATTTGAAAGAAATAATTTACAAAGTAATTTCTACATCTATCGAAATGAGACTATAAGTTCTTACATTAAGAATGTGCAGGATGGTATCTATCATTTATTTGTTCTTCATGCTGATAATGAAATACCTACAGAGTTTACAGGTGTTAAGTACGGACAAAATGTTGTTGACTTGTATCCACAATTAGATCGAGATAATAATCATTCAAACCCACCATCTGCTGCATCTTTTGCAAAGAGAGCTCCTATCGGTGATGTATCAACAAATGATCAAAGAAAGAGTATCACTAGAGAGACTACCGATAAAATTGTAAAAGACTTTGGATATGCAAAAATTATATCTGGGATCAGCACTGGTGGTGCTATGGGTGTTGGTCATACAACTATCACATTTGATAGACCACATGGATTTGGCAGTATTGTAAAAGTTGCTTCAATTGTTGGTGGATCAGGTTTGACAAATGGTACATATCATAATGTTAAACTATTAAACGAAGGAACCACTACTTGGGATGGTGCAACAGCGAAGGTTGTTGTATCGAGTAACGCAGTTTCAGCTGTCGAGATTATTGAGGGTGGTTCTGGATTTACGGGAACAGAAACTCTAGATATAGATAACTCATTTACAGGTGGGTCAGGTGCTAAAGTAGTAATAGGTGTTACTGGTATCAGCACAAATGTAGGAGATTCACTTCAGATCACTGGTGTTGGAACAGTTACAGATAATATAGTAGCGATTTCATCAGTCAGATCAACAACTTCTGTGTCAATCGCTGTTACGACTGGTGATCCTGACATTATCACTGGACAATTTGCAATAAATCAAGGGCCTAAATCCACTATATCGGGTGTATCAACAGTAGATGCTACTACTGGTATATCAACATTTACATTTACTAAGAGTCATGGATTTGTCGCTGGTAGTCAGTTTAGAGTATTAGATAATAATAACAATAATTTAGGAGATTTCTTTGTTCAGACAGTCGTTGGTGTAAACACTTTCTCAGCAACTACGACTGTTCAGTTAGCATCCCCAACAACAGTTCTTCCAAATGGAATGGCTCCCGCAACTCCTACATCTGACAAGGAAAATGAGAACATCGGTTCAAGGGGTCTTACATTCTATGATAACGAAACATTTAATTTAGGTGCAGATGTTACCACAGGATCATCTTTAGAGATATCTTTACCAAATGCAGGTATTGGAACAACAAGTAGATTTGATTTAGGTTCATACCTACAAGTTGGTGATGAAATAATGAGAGTTAAGTCTGCATCCATTAGTGGTTCAGGTAGCAATGAACTAACAGTTATTCGTGGAGCATTAGGTACGATTCAGGAGAGTCATTCTTCAGGTGAGTTGGTTAAGAAAATCAAACCAATACCAATCGAATTTAGACGACCATCTATTATTCGTGCATCTGGTCATACATTTGAATATCTTGGATTCGGGCCAGGTAACTACTCAACTGCACTACCACAGGTTCAGGTCAGAACACTAACTGAAAGAGAAGAGTTCCTAACACAGTCACAAGAGAGATCATGTGGTACTGTTGTTTACACAGGTATGAACAACAGAGGTGACTTCTTCATTGGTAACAAGAGAGTTAGTTCTGCAACTGGTCAGGAGAGAACATTCGATGCTCCTATCCCAACAGTCACAGGTGAAGATCCATCAAGACTATCAGTTATATTTGATGAAGTAATCGTAAAGGAAAGATTAGTTGTTGAGGGTGGTAAGTCAAGAACCATTCTTACACAGTTTGATGGCCCTGTAACATTTAACGAGGTCGTTAAGGTCAATGCAGCATTAACAGTCAATCAACTTATCAAACTTAATGGTACATTTGAGATAACAAATAAAACCAATTCACATAGTCGTGACACAGGATCACTAATTACAGATGGTGGTATTGGTATTGAGAAAAACTTAAATGTTGGTGAAAACTTAAATGTATTAGGTATCACAACAGTAAACAACTTAAGAGTCACAGGTCTATCAACATTTACAGGTTTGATGGATATTGACGGTGGTGCGGAAATAGGTGCATTCAAAGTTGGAATCACCACAGCAAATATGCTTGGAACCACTGGTAATAGCAATATCATTATTGATTCAGCAGGTGGCACAACAACAATTCAAGATAATGTAGTTGTAAGTGGAGACTTTAGTTCAAATGGTGCTACAAATGGTAACATACGAATTGGTGTCACAAATGATAATGAGATTGATACTTCAACTGGTGGTCTTACACTTGACTCAGCGAGTGGAACAGTTACAGTTGATGACATTCTAGATGTTAATGTGAGAGCAGAGATTGATAATGTAAGAATTGATGGTAATGAGATAGATACCTTATCGGGTAATCTTACAATTGACTCCTCTGGTGGTACGGTAACAGTAGATGATAACTTAAATGTTACGGGTGATCTCAATATTACTGGGGATGTCAATGGTTCTACTGTAACATTCACTGGTGATATCATTGCAGCGAGTGGTATTTTTGGTAATGTAAGGATCGCATTTGGATCTGATAATAATGAGATTGATACAACAACTGGAAATCTTATATTGGATTCTGCATCTGGTACAACTCAGGTTAATGATAACATAGTTTGCACAGGATCAGGAACATTTAGTGGTGATGTAATCGCATTCAGTTCCTCTGATATTACATTGAAGGAAAATCTAGTAGCGATTCCAAACGCATTAGATAAAGTTGGACTCATCACAGGATATACATATGACTGGAAATCCGATTCTTATAATGCTGGACAATCTGATACAGGTGTGATTGCTCAAGAAATTGAAGCACTTGGACTACCCGGAATTACAACTACTAGAGATAGTGGTATTAAAGCAGTGCGTTATGAAAGATTAGTTCCAATACTTATTGAAGCGATTAAAGAACTAGAAGCAAGAGTCAAAACTTTAGAGGGATAATGACACTTCCATCATCAGGACAAATATCACTCGGAGATATAGCCAATGAGTTTGGTTTCACCGATGGATCATCAACAAAGTTAGGAGACTATCGAACTACCAACGGGCAGGGTAACTTTCCCGTATCTTTTGGTACATTGCAGTTCAACTCAATTGATGCACAAAGTGGTGGTTCAGTTCCGACATCTGGTCAGATCAAAATATCTGATTTTCGTAGCACTAGATTACAACAGGTGGTTAATTTTTATGGTTCTGGTAAAGGTGGTAGTAGATTAGTAGCGAAAGATAGATATAATTCTAACTCATCTGGGGATGTAAATGTTGTAGGTAATTACAGAACAAGACCAAGCAATTCATCAGGAACAAAAGTACATATTCATGTCAATCAACAGATCGGATCAGAAAAAACAAGAGTTGAACATTGTGCATTAAGAACTGGATCTTGGGATTCATCAACAACACTACAGGTTGATGTAGGTGGTTCAGGTAGAATCGGTGGTGCTGGTGGCGATGGTGGTAGAGGTTCTGATTCATCTAATGGAAACTCTACTTTTGGTAGAGGTGGAGATGGTACATCTGGATTAGGTGTTCAATATAATCCTACCACAGTGAATGTAGCATCAGGCGGTGTTATCACAGCAGGATTCGGTGGTGGCGGTGGTGGCGGTGGTGCATATGACTATGATAAAAACTCATCAAGAACTGCCTCTGGTGGTGGCGGTGGTGGTGGAGCAGGTATTCCAGCAGGGTCAGGTGGAGCAGAGGGGTCAGGTGGAACTGAAGGAGGGCCCGGTAACGCAGGTAGTGTAAGTGAAGGTGGTTCTGGTGGTAATGGTGGAAATAATGCAGGAGAAGCAGTTGCCGGTGGCGGTGGCACAGGTGGAGAAGGATCAGATTCAGCTGATGCTGGTGGAACTGGTCAAGGTGGTGAAGGATCAACTTCATCAGGTGGGCCAGCAGGTTTACCCGGAGCTGCAATAAGAAGAAATTCAGGATTCACGGTAAATGTAACAAACAACGGAAGTATTAATGGTGTACAAAACGCAACGACTGTGCTATAATTAAACTACTAGATTTTATTATATGGCATTTGAGACTGAT